GTTAAGCAGCAGCAAGCGGCGGTTAGGAAACAGGCGTATCAAGGCGTATGTTGCTTCAGCCCTTTACACACAGCACAGTGACAATTCGCAATTGCAGGCGGAATAGGGGGTAGGGTATCTTCCTGAATGTTTATTAGTTTTGGTTTTATGTCAGGTCGATGGATGTGTTTTAAGGATTTATCACGCTGATTGGAGAAGAAAGGGTTTGATTTCTTAGATTTTGATGGGTCATAAGCTTTCAAAGGGGCCTTTGGAATCGGAGGTTGGAGTGGGTTTGGTGGAATACTTTCAATCCATACCTCGGTGTTGTACAGGTACACATAAGCGTTTCCAGGGAAGTTAAATGACATAGCAAAAGTGTCAGTAACACGGATTCTATAGGACAAAACATACATATAGTCATTGGTAGCTAATGTAGCCGGAATATCTTAGTTGGATTCAACTACGGGACTAATGTCGTTGTCTGGAATTGTTATGAAGCCGGAACTAGTGAAAGCTAAAGTCAAGCGATAAGTACCAGGTGTATTGATGAAAATTGTCGAGACGGTAGCACTAGCATCTAAGTTACCATATCTATATTGCTCATTACTTTCGGGGAAACAAGTAATGTCGATTGGATTAAGTGCAACATTCATTTCACCACTGTTATAATAGTAACAAGAGCTAACTTGGGCATCAGTTCCTTCGCCAGTAGGGGTGATCAACTCAATATCATAGCTGACATAGAGTTCTCCTATCTGGGTGTTTGCAAGTGATTCACTACATCCTGAAACAGCAACATAAAATGTGCCTACATCGTATGTTTTCAGGTCTGATGCTTGATCAATAGGACCACTGCGGACAAATCTCTGGGAATAGGCTTTATTCATCGACGCAGGGGGGACAACTAATGAGGTACGTTGCCACACTTGGGAGCGAGTGGTACCTTGATAGCTCAACAGAGTTGCTTTATCCAATGGTGGTGTATCATATGAATCATAGTCAATTCCAAGGTAGACTGATCCAACAGTGGTGGAAGGAACCGTGGATTCAAAGGAAAAGACAAGATTTCTGATACGATAGCATTCATAAATGACTGCCATCTTTGACAACCAAGGGAAGGTGGAAGCCAACCCAGGATTGATTGCAATCGGATAAATTTGGAAGTCATTGGATGCGGTCACATCTGATATAAACTCGCGGTGACGGACTTTGAGTTTTGCATCAGCAGACGGAGAGGCGGACATATTGGCACCGAGTGTTCGGGATTTGAATCCTTTCGCAACAGGGGCATCGGAATATTGAAATCCGAGTCCAGCCTCACCAAGTCCAGAGACTTTACCATAGGCATTCCCTGAGAGCATCATGCGAGCGGCTTGAGCTTTGGGGACAGTTTTCTTCTTCTCTCGTTTCTTGCCCTTGTTCTTAGGGCCTTTAGAAACAATTCGGACAGGAACAGCAGACATTGGGAGGAGAAAAGGGGGGGGGGAAAAGGTGCGAAGCAATAAATTGGGACGCGAGCCTCCTAACCTACACAAGTGTTACGGCGTTGTGTTATCCGGAGTACAGTTTAGGGACATGTTCAGGTCCAGAATGCCTCTGCTTATAAATCAGCAGATAAAGAAGTGTGAATGAACTTACACTTCTTTCTTTTGCATTTGTCGGCGAGGTGGTCACGACACACGTTGGACAGTTCGTGACTGAATTTACATTGGGCACCTCTTGGGCAGTCTTTGGTCTTGTAGAATCGGGTACAGATGGGCATTTGGGCTTTAGTGATAACTGGGGCGGGTGGTAATTCTTTCTCACCTATGTCAACTCCATCAACAGTGACGGTCTTACCGGGAATTGGGTCAGGTTCGACTATGTGGAGTGTTGGGATTTCATAGATATCGGAGGCGTTGAGAAACTTAACATACCAGAGACAGACATCAGTTTCAGTCATACCAAATTGTGCCATTTGATCGACGAACATTGCGAAACTAGGGTCTCTAGTACCATCTTCACATGTGAGGTTATAAGGATCTGATTCAAAAGTATCGAAAACTGCGGTTTCGAACATTTCAAACAATGTAGAAGATGTATATTTGGTGTTCTCATCAAGAACGTTGGTTAGCCACTCACGACGTTCTTTTGGGTCAGTCTTACCAGATTTAGTTAGTTTCAAGAGGTGGGTTGCAATGTGACCAATGAAGTTACCTTTATCTGTCACAAAGTATCCCATAGCTTTCCTGAAAACAAGAGCTTCTTTGGGAGTATTTCTATCACTATTGTCGGAAAAGTGCAATTTAGACAAACACCTGAGAGGATCAAAGAATGACTTAGGGCTGTCCCAGTCACTCCATATTCTACCCAGAAAAGAAAAGCGATCTCCTCTAGGCACGTGTTTCATTTTAACTTTAAGGTGTAAGTCGGTGCAGACCTTCTCATAGAGTTTAGGTGATGGGCAGTCAACACCGCCATCATCACCGCCACAAGGTCCTATTTTCCACCATGCCTCATACATAGTTCTACCAGTTTCACGTTGAAAAGCATATTGAACGAAAGCGTGGTTCAATGTGTTATCACAACTAGTATTAGCCGACCCACTCTTCATGGTGTCGAATGTATTATAATGAACATTGTATTCAGTTGAGAACATAGCGTAAGATAGGTGATATTTGATTCGGCGAATTTCTTCATGGTATTCAGAGTGGAACATTTTGCAAAATGCGGCAGTAGCAAAGTCTACCTGGAATGATGTTTGCGTACCATCATAACGAGAGAAATCTGCTTCATACACTTCATGAACAGCGTTGGCGAGAAATTCTTGGATCATCGAACCAAGTTCACGTGGGGTTTTGCCAAATGCGTACCAATGACAATTTTCTTTCATGTGGGCGACAAATGGGATGACAAACCTGAGGAATCTGAGAACGTGTTTGGGGTCTACGGCAGATATATTTCGAGGATCTTTCAACTCAGGATAAGCTTCAGTCTTCTGGAATGCTTTATTACGCATGTCATCAGGGTCTTCCAGAAGGGCATTCTCGTACTTATTCTTTTGGCAGCCAGAAGCTGCTTCGATAACTTCATCTTCACTAAGTGGGTGAAGACTGCCGGAGGCGGAGCAGGCAATTAGGAATATGATCTCATCGGCATAAGTACGGTATTTTGGGGGCACAGTTACCACAGATTTCTGGAGTTTGAGAACGCGTTCAGAAATACATGTAAGATCACTCGAAAGACATGATGCTGGAACAAAGGCTTGGTCTACTATAGGGTTCATAATGCGCTGGCCTTTGATCTTATATTCATCGTCGTTGATATCCTTGTATTGAAACTTATAGTTTCGTGGTGTGGCAGTAGACTCATATCTAGAAACGACGTAATTTATTGGCTTACCTTGTAATGCCAATATGATGTTGCAGAGCTCGTATTGGGTCTCAGTAGATCCCGTGATACGTTGTAAAGAAGCACTTGAT